TTTTTCATAGATCTCATTATTTTTTTACCTTTTTTTGTTAGTGGCATTATCGTCTCCCGTCTGGTTGTATATCTAATCTAAAAGTTCCTAGTCTCCAACTTTGACTAGCCCCTGTATTTTCTATTTTTAGAGACACCGCTCTAGCTCTCGCACGTGTATCTATTTTAGTTGTAGATGATGTAATATCAAATGGTCCAAGTGGAGAGCTACTTTGAGTGCTGTTTGGATAATTTTTTAATTGTAAAGTTACTCTAGTAGTTCCTGTTTGAGATATGAAATCAGGTACAAATCTTCTTATCTTCATTAAAAATTCACCATCTCCTCTAAAAGTTGCCACACCAGTTGATTGTCCTTGTCTAGTTCTTTGTTGTGTAATGTCATAATCTCCAGAAGATATGTTTGCAGTGATTGCAGTAATTGTTCCATTTTTATTTTGGTCTGTGCCTGTTTCGTGTTCATAGTAACTTGTTCTACCTTCTGTGTTTCCTATAACATCAAAAGAAGTATCTGTATCTGCATCGTATTGTAATGCGTGTGGTAAACCAAAAACAGCAGAGTCACGCCACATAGTTCTAGCTAATGTTCCTACAGTCCATACTGGTCTTTGTGGTGATGAATCAAAATAATTGTACGCAACCATTTTATTTACCACTGAAGATGTAGAAGATGGATAAAACCACATTACTTCACCAAACAAATTATTTAGACCTGCAGATATCATTTGATTTCCAGATTCTATATTTATGTCATCATAAACAAAATCTTCTACTAAACATGGTAATGATTCTAGTTTACCAGCAAATCTAAAAAATCCATTTTCTGACATCCAATACGCAGCACCATCAACTTCAACACATGCGTTCTGTCCAACAAGTCCACAGTTAGTTCCAGCTTGTGCAAACGCAAATGTAAACGGTTGACCAACAAAACGTTGTGTGAACAATGCTGTGTCAGTCCAAACATAGATAGCATCACGACCTCTGATTGCTCCTCTGATTTGTGATCCATCAGCTAATCTTTGTGTGCCGGCTGTGTTGGTTGCTGTTGGTGTATAAGTGTTTATATCCTCTTGGTCAGAGAATCTAATAAACATATCATCTTGTGTAGATGCATCTCCAATAGTTGTTTCTGTTCCAAAAAATACTAAGTGTCTATCTGGTGTAGATACTAACATGTGTCTTGATGCAGTTGGTGCACCAGTTATAATTGTTGCTCTTGTATCTGTTGCATTTGATAAAGATGAATCCCATTGAAAACAAGCTCCATCATGAATTAAACAAATTGCTTTGTCACCAAAATTATCTAATGACCACATTCCTGGTTCAAGAACCAAGTCTCCTGATGCTGCTTCACCCCATGCAATATAATCTGATGAATTGGTTACTGTCGCTCCGTCAGAGTGCGCTGCTCTTGTAGATCCTCTAACTGCTCTGGTAATACCTGTGAGGTCATTACCTGAAACACCTGTGTAAGAAATTTCTTCAGTACCAACTTGAATAAAGTTTGTACCAGAGGATGGAAAATTAGTTGTGCTCGTTAGTGTAATAGAAGTTCCTGATCCTCCTGTACCGGCAGTATCATTTAATAAAGCACCATTTAAAGTTGTTGTGATTGCACCAGCTGCTTCACCACCCCAAGAACCTAGACCCCAACCAAAACCTTTTGCTTGAACTGCAGGACCAACTGTATAATATTTTTTAATTCTAATACCGCCTGATGTCGTTGCACCAGAACCAGTTTCATTTGAAGGCATTGTAATTGTGATTGTTGTATTTGTAGGTGTGGTCACAACCATAAATTTTTTATCGTCAAAATCAGATGCACTATAATTAGAATTAGTTATAGCTGTAAAATTATCCATTAATAATATGTCACCTGGAACTAAGCCATGCGCACTAGAATAAGTTATAGTTACTGTGGGAGATCCGTTAGTTGTGGTAAACGCACTCGTAAGAGTTGTTGTTGATTGTATAGGGTGTATGTCATAAAACACACCACCTGAATAAGCGTATAATATTCTGTTTGTTCCTATAATAGCATACTTTCTAGATAAACTATTTATAAAGTGATGTAAGCCTCTACCAGCACCAGTAAGCTCATTTTCGTTTTGAGTTCCTAATTGATTCCAACCTCCTATTTTTTCAGGTATACCATATCTAAATCGTGTATTATCACAATCTGTCCACTGACCTTCAGCAGCAGTCTCTGATATTTGTTTATTTATACCTGGTTGAAATCCTATCTTTTGTAGCATAGTCGTTTTATTATAAGGTTTTTTGTTATTTTAACAGCAATAAAAAGAGATGTCTAGCTGTTAAATGAATACCATCCAGTTATGATATATTTTTCGTGGGTTTTAGATATCTGTCCTTTGTGAGTATGTGTAAAATCTGTGGGCCATATTAAAGTTAAACCTTTTTTTGCTGGTATAGTTAATTTTTGATATTTAAACATAGTGCCACCATCGGGTGCATCATTCAAAAATGTCATAAAAACTAAAATTCTTTTTATGTCTGATACACCTCCTCTTTCACAATGCCATTTCTTAAAACCTCCTTTAGGTTTGTAATACTGTATATTGTAGTCATCATTGATATTAAATCTTTCCAATTCATTACATTGTGGATATCTAACTAAATATTTTTCTAAACAATCCTGCAGTTTTTCTCGATAATTATTAAACGGAGGTAAAAATTGTTTTGGGCTTATTGGTAAGTCTAAAGAATCTTTTACTTTTTTATCTATTGTTCTTCCCCCAGAAGTATACACATTTCCTCTGCTTTTAAATTTATCAGGGGTATTTTTAAAATATTTTACTATGGCGTTACAAGTAGGTTTATCAATAAACCAACCTCCTATAAAACTATTGAACGGTAATTCATATTCTTTCATTTTTTTATTATAATGTTCCATTCAAGATTTTTTATTAGCTCATTTAAATTAACATCATTTAATTTATTATCTTTCATATAAGTATGTAGTTCTTCTATATCTAATATAACCCATTTATTTTTAAAACTAAAAACCATTTTTTCTGCTTTACTTTTAAAGCTACTTATTTTTTCATGATAGTTACCGTCTTTTCTAATCAGATCAGATACGTCAAATTTATATACATTATTAGAATTATTTTTTAACATTCCTTTAATATGCCATCCTTCAAATTTTTTAGGATGATTAATTTTTTTTAAATATTTTTTAAATTTTTCTTTTAGTGAATTGGTATTATTCTTGTTCATATTTTCTACCTTTAAACCAATTAGGCAGTCCTAAATGAAGTCTTCCATCAAACTCGTTTGAGTCTTTACCTTTTTTATTATAATGTAAAAAAACTTGTACACACATCTCACCATCAAAAGGTTCTCTCCAATGTTCTAACTCACATCCTTTATACATTAACATATCTCCTACATTTAAATTTATCTTAACCCCTTTTTGATTATTTTTTCCAGAAGGCTCTAAAAATATTGGCCACTTGTCTCCACCTAAATTAAGTGTAGCAGAAACCTCACAACTTTTTCTATCTTTGTGTCTTTCAAGAACATCTCCTTTTTTATATATTCTTGCATAAGAATAAGTAGGCACTAGTTTCATATCAGATTCTTTTTCCATTTTAGGAAGCAAACCTAACAACAAAGTTTCCATAGCGATATCTGAATAATGTGAATAAGTGTTAGGTATTTGTGTATCTCTCCATGATCCATAATCTGTTTGAAAAGGACTTATGTATTTAAATTTAAGCATAGTTAAATTTACTTCTTTTTTAATGCAAAAATAATCTGCTACAAAATGAGACAATATTTTTGGTATTGCTTTTTTAACTACTTTGTATTTACTTTTTTTAAAACTCATTAAAAATAATTTATATTTATATTAACTCTAATTTTACTATCACTACACCTTGAACTTTTATGTTCGATACTTGGGTCAAATAAAACTATCCTGTTTGCTTTCGGTTTTACTTTTTTATCTGATTCTTTAAAATATGTAAAGCCATTATTATCGTTTATGTATAAAATACAACCTTTGTGTGTAAATGAATAATCTGTGTGAAAATTATTGTATTTAAATTTATCTGACTTTATATGTAAGTTTCCTTTAATTCTAATTAAACTTTTTATTTTTAATTTATTTAATAAATTATCTAACATAGGAAAAAAAGAACTTTGTGGTTTTAAGTCTTTATAAAAATTGTGTGTAAAATAAAATTTACCTTTATCATTTTCATAAGATACATGATCAGAATAAAACCAAGGAAAATAATTACTAACCATACAAGATTGAATTTTATTAAAATCATCTTTATCTAAAAAATTATCTATTACTTGAATGGCCATCCACAACTCCAAATTACTAAACTGTGTCTAATTCCTTTTGTAACTGGCGTTACTCTATGCCATAACCAAGACGGAAAAACAATTATTGAACCTTTACTTACGTTTGTAACTGTGTGTATTGGTTTAGGTCCTTTAGGGTGTTGATCTCTATAATCAAATTGAAGATCTCCACCTTTAAAAGAATTAGAGTCTGACAAACATACTGTAACAGACAACTTTCTAATTTTTCCCTTTTGAAAATTTCCTTGTTTATATGGCACTCTCCAAGAATCACAATGCCAATCATAATAGTCGCCTTTTTCATATTTGGTAAATTGACAAGTTTCAGACCAATCGTATTGATAGTTCCATTCTGCTTCTATGTTAGCACGTTCTATAAATGGATGTATTTCTTTATATATCCATGGATCATTCATCCACACTACATTAGACTTTCTTAATTTATGTAATTTTTTTGTTTCTTTTTTACTCAAAGGATTTTTGCTAATATCTCTACCATGTCCAAGTTCTCCAACGATGCCAGTTGTTTCTCTGTCTTTATTATCTTTCCCATATTGAATTATTTCATCACATATTCTTTCTGGTAGACCCTTATTAAACATCCAGTAATAATAAAAATTATCAGACATTTTTAATGACGTATCATACTATATGCTGTAATTAGATATGTGTTTATTTTATCTGAAGTATTTTTATTAAAAAAATAATTTAATGTAGATGGAAAGATAACATATTCATTATTTTTTAATTCTAATTTTAAAAATTGTTGAACTAGTCTTTTATCAGAATACTCTAATATTAACTGTTGAGAATTTTTTTCTACATCAATACCATAGATACAAGTATAGTCAGGAGAATTATCTAATCTATATTTATTAATTAAGTTTTTTGTAATAGAGTTTTCTTTTTCTTCAAAAACACTTCCAAAATTAAATTGATTTATTAATCGAACGTCGTGTTTTAAATTAAAATTTTCTATTATATAAGTATTAAACATTGTAAATGCTTTGCCATTTAACATTTCAAAATCATTAGGATTATTTATTACAATTGAATTTTTAAAACTTTTATCTTTAACGACAGAAGATAACAAACTAGATTTTAATTCATCTCTATTAATTTCAAAATATTTAGGCATGTCCACAGTTCCTAAATAAATATCTATTTCACTTAATACTTTCTTATCCATAATTTCTGTAAAAACTATACAACAACTTGTATAAAAATCAATCTAAAAAACAACTGTGTTTTTAATCCACTCTTGATTATCTTCATCCCATGCATAGGAATCTTGAATAGTTGTTCCATCGGAATGTGTAGAAGTTGTATCTGGTTTAGCAACAGGTGCCTCCCATACTCCATTGGTAGTATTTAAAGTCCAACTTGGGTAAGGTTGTGTTCTATGAAAAATTGAATTTACTGGATCCCATTTAAAACCAATACCAGGATAGTTTGCTCTAAACGGTGTACCACCTAATAAATGAACTCCATTTCTAGTATTGTATGAACATTGAATCCATTTATCTGCAGGCCAATTATTGTGTGTTTCTAAATGAGCTTGACCTTCAGCTTCTGTGTTGGCATTAGAATTATCAACAGTTAATACTGTAAGCACATCGTTGTCATCATTTATTTTTGCAAAGTGTGCCATTACTGAAATTTATACCTTATCATTACTATTCCAGGTGCGCCGTTACCGCCGCCTCCGTTACCACTTCCTCCTACATTGCCGCCGCCTCCGCCGCCGCCTGTATTTGCTGGACTAGCAGCAACACCTGCAGGTTTTCCAGAATTTCCACCTCCTCCAGCTCCGCCTGAAGACGTACCGACAAATACTTCACCGCCGCCGCCTCCGCCGCCACCAAAGTATCTTCCTGGTGATGGTCCTGGAGTTCCAAAACTAGGTGCGGAAGGTGATGATCCCATAATTGCAAAAGGTGCTCCATCTCCTCCTGGCCCTCCACCTGGTCCACCGCCATTATTTCCTGATGAAGTTAAAGAACCTCCTCCACCTCCACCTAGTCCAGGTGTAGAATTTGAACCGTTTCCACCATCATTTCCTTGTGATGGAGTTGTACTTGGAGTATTACCTGTGCCTCCAGAAGGACTTTGACCACCATGATTCATAACTCCTCCACCGCCAGATCCTCCATTTTGTGCTCCACCTGAGTTACGGTTACCTCCTCTACCACCTCCTGCTGAAGTAATATTGGAAAATACAGATTGTGATCCTGGGTTTCCTGCTCCAGGATTATTTCCATTTCCTCCACCACCGATTGTAATTGGATATCCTTGTGCTGTAAGTGTTAGTGCTGAAGGTCCAGGGCTATGTGGTGGAGCTGAATAAGTTAGACCCGATGCACGAACTCCTCCGGCACCTCCGCCTCCTCCGTATTCATCTCCTCCGCCAGCGCCACCGCCTACTACTAAAAAATCTGCGTTTGTATTATCTGTAGGACCAGTTCCTGCTTGGTTAACTGTAAAAGTTCCTGGACCTGTAAAAACGTGAATTTTAAAATTACCATCTGTGAGAGTTGAGTTTCCTCCCGAAGCAACAATGAATAAATCTCCTCCTGTTCTTCTACCAAATCCTCCTGCAGAGGCAGCTGCGAATGTTCCTATTAAAGGCATTTTTTATTCCTCCTATTATGCAAACTGTGTTAAAGACGCTAACGCTGTAAATGTAGCATCTCCTGTTTTTATAATAGTGTAAACATAAGAATCAATTGAGTTAGTATTTCCTTCTGTAGGTGCCGACCCACCTGCGTATTTAGGAGTAACAGATGACCCATCGACTTGTAAAGCACTATTTCTAAATTCTGAACTACCAATAGTTACTAAATGAGCGATTGTAATAGACTCACCTGTATCCATGATGTCATTTAAACTTGTAGAGCCGTCTCCTCTAATATTTAGAGTCCAGTCTCCTGAAGCATCAGAAGTGTAAAATAAAACAGCTTGTGTTAGCACATCATAAGTTTTTGTACCAGTTGCTGCAGTAGCTTCAACAGTAACTTTTTCTGCAACAGATTGAATTTTTCCTTGACCACTAAAAGTTGCTCTACCATATCCATTTGGTGCAATTAAAATATCTTGATTAGCTGCATCAGTTATAGTGATAGATCCTGAATTAGTTCCACTGTTAGTATTTAAAATTAAATTTTCAGTTCCGCCAGTTGTAATTGTAAGAGTTCCAGCTCCATTTGAAGTTAAAGTAGCTGCCGCTCCAGAGTCCCCAACTTTGACTGTATCTCCAGCAAGAACAACATCTCCAGTTCCTTTTGGAGTTATATTAATATCAACATTTGAATCACCACCTGTAGATGAAAGAGTTGGTCCAGAACCTGTTGCTGCGTTTGCTATCGTAAACTCATTTACTGCTGAACTTGTTGCAGTTAATAAAGCTAGTTCAGCACCGTTGGTGTCTAAAATAGAAGTTCCAATTTTAGGACTAGTTAAAGTTTTGTTTGTTAAAGTATCTGTTGATGATGCAGTTATAAATCCTGTATCATCTATATCTGGGTTGGTGCCATCGTTTGCTGTAGCATAAACCATTTTAACTGCACCTGGAGTAAGAGTTATACTATCTCCTGATCCTGTAGCATATTTAAATACTACGTTTTGTGATCCACTTGTTGAATTTTTTAGTACATAAAATGTTTGTACGTCTAATGGTATTGTGACATTTCTAGACGCTGTAAGTGACCCTGTAAATTCTAATACTCTGTGTGCAAGAGTTGCACCAGTTGATCCATCAGAAACAGATAATGTTGTATCTCCAGAATCTGATACGGCTTGTGTAGTAAATCCACCAACTATTTGTTCGATAAGTTGTAAATTAGTATTAGTTTTTGTACCCCATGTACCAGCGTTTTCACCAGTTGCTTGAAGTTCAACTCCTAAAGGTGTGTATGTAGATGCCATAAATTTTTATCTCCTATGCAGCGTCACTATAACTTGTATTTGATCCAGTTGCAACATCAGAATATGTATCATTCGAGCCTGTTGAAACATTACTATAGCTGGAATTTGAACCAGTGTCAATATTTGAATATCCTTGTATTCCAAAACCTGAAGCAGTGCCAAATACAGCTACAGAAGCTGTTGCAGATTGTCCTGTTAATCCCATAACATCAGCAGGTGTTAGTGCTCCTACACTAAAAGTTGATGAAACTCCTGACACTCCCATTACATCTGCTGGTGATAAACTTCCTTGCGCAGAAGTTATTGCAAGGCCTGATACATCAACAATAGGATTTGTAGAAATTTGTGGTTCTCCAACACTTGTTGTTGCAGATACTCCCGTTACTCCCATAACATCTGCAGGTGTTAATGATCCAACTGCTGAAGTTGTAGAAACTCCTGTTAGTCCCATTACATCAGCAGGTGTTAATGATCCAACAGATGAAGTTGCAGAAACTCCTGTTAATGAAACAGTTACATTACCAATCATGGTAATAGATCCCACTGAAAATGTAGCAGAAACTCCTGTTACTCCAATTACATCAGCAGGACTTATTGATCCTACACCGGATGTTATTTCTGCTCCTAAAGCAAGAACTATTACTTTATTAATTGAATCACCATATGGTTCTTCACCCCAACCATTTCTACCCCAACCAACAAGTGTTCCAACACTTGCTAATTCTCCTATCGCAGAAGTTATTGATTGACCTGATACACCAATTACATCTGCAGGCGTTATTTCTCCAACACTTAAAGTTGTAGAAACTCCAGTTAATTCTGCTGTTATAAATTGAGCAGCTGTCGCCGTTCCTACTGAAGATGTAATAGATAAACCAGATGGAGCTACAGAATATTGTACACCCCAAGCAGAATTACCATATTCTTGTCTACCCCAACCTTCTTTATTAAAAGCTTCTAATGATCCTACATTGGAAGTTATAGATTGACCTGTTAATGATGCTGTTATTACATCACTAGCCCATGCGTTGGCGCCCCAAGTATTTGTACCCCAGGTTGATGCCATAAGGAAGACCTCCTTATGCTAATCTTATGATTGCGTTAGTTGCGTCTGCTGTTGGAAATTGAATAGTAAAAGTTCCGCTAGTTACAGTTTTGTCACTACCAAAAGCTATTACAGCCACTGCTTTATCAGACTGAGTATCGTTATATATTAATGCACCATTAGCTGTGAAAGATGCTGAAGTATAACTAACATCTGCAAAATCACAAACAGCAGTTGTGCTGTCTGTTGTTGGAGTTACTGAAGTAAGTGTTGCTCCACCTGCAGTGTATGCAGTCCCAGAAGAGTTAGTGATTTCATTTGATGTTGAATAAGCTGTTGTACCAGCGCCTAACGATGCAGAGCTAGTATACAAAGCTATCTTAAAAGTGTTTCCACTTGTTGCTGTAAAGTTGTGTGTACCAACTAAAAGTTCTTGTTTAAAACTCGTACAAATTGCCGATGTTATTGCCATAATTTATCTCCTATGGGTTTGCCGAGGTTACTGGAATACGAATAGCGCCATCAGTGTAGTCATCTCTTCGTCTTCGACCAACTTGCTCATTAGCAAACTTCTGTACCTCTTGTTTATATTTATTTTCGTATAGTGTCAACATATCTATTGGACCTTTTAAAAACCCATATGTCTCTGATAGACAGCAATATAATAGCCCATTTGGAAAATTAAGACTAATATAATTAGTATCATCGTTCTCTAAAAGAGCTGGTGCAACATTATAATGAACTCTAAATTTATAAGTTGTATCTGGAACAGGAGCAAACATCATTCTTCCAGATGTAGTATCTGACTCACCCGTAGCTCCACCAAACATAGCATAATATTTAGGTTGTCCTCTTTTAGCTGATTCAGTTGAAGAAACATATTCTTGTAAATATGAAATGTCTTTTTTTTCTAAAAAAACATTTGCTCCGGTTACAGCTGATGTTGAATCATACACTTGTATAGCTCTAATAAAAACAGCTCCTGCTGGAGCATTAATAGTTGACTGACCAGTTACTAGATTACCATCTTGTTGTTTTCTGTCGGCATCAATTGGAATATCTCTAAATATTCTATATTGTGCGTTTAAAATTATATTTTCTAAAACAGAGTCTGATAAAACATTTGAGTCTGTTTCAGTGTAACTTCTTATTTGTGTTTTTAATCCTGATGCACTTAATCCAGCCATTATGCTACTACTGCCTCTCTACAAATAGGACAACTTTTTTTATATCTTTTGTGTGTTCCACATTTTATGGATTTGCCATCTTTGTTTGTATATTCATTAAAAACTGGTTTTACTTCTTCATATAAAGTAAGGTGTGGATCTTGTTTTTCTGGTACAAATATATTTTTTATCCAATTCCAAATTTTATTTATCATGCGCTTAATGTGACTGGTCCTACTGAACAGCCAACTCCTCCTCCTTTTACATTACCACTTGTAGCAGTATCTGTATCAACTGTAAAATGAAAAAAATTTGCTACAGAATAACTTGATGTATCTGTTCCTGGTGATCCTGATCCCGTATCACTAACATAACGTCCTGTTGTAATAGTATATCCCGCTGCTTTTGCAATATTTGTTCCTGTAATTCCATCAAAACTTTGAGGGTTCGCATATCCAACAACTGGAGTTCCTGAAGCTCCTGTGTTTGGATTATAAGCTGTCCCTGTTCCTGGTGATGTTGTGGTAGGTCCACGAAATCTGTATGTATCACCACTAGTTAAACCATGTCCTGGTGCAGTTACATTAATAATTCTAGATCCTGCTTCGTAAGTTTTAAAAGGGTTTGGTTGTAAAGAATATGGCACAGCTGCTTCTGTTCTATCAGGTCTAACATTACGTAAAGATATAGAATCACCATTCATAGGTTTTGGTTCTAATTGTGGTTGCTTTGGTTCAAACTCTGATACATGCACGAACGATCCATTCCATTCTCTTACCATCTCTTTATATGGAAATTCCATACCTGATCTGTCTGATATTGCTCTTGCGTATTTTCCTGTCGCGTACTTTGCCATTATGCTCCTGGGTAATATGCTTTTGGTGTTATGTATGTGCTAGAAGCTGAACCATCTTCTGCTAGTGCTCTAGCTAATTCGTCTTCATAATATAACTTCATTTGTTGTGTAAGTTGTGGTTGATATTTTTGTGATAAATAAAATGCAAGTCCAGCAACCATACAAGGTACAAATCTAAATGGAACATCTGTTGCATTTGTATAATCACCTACATCTTGTATTCTTTTTATATAATAAAAATGCATATCTTTAGATGCATTTGTAGAATCGGGTGTTGGATAAACGTGAACTCTAACTTTATCAATGAATCTTTCTACCCAATATTGATTAGGTGTACCCTTAGATAATTTGTTAGAAAATCCTGCATAAGTTGACCTATCAACTTTTGTCATAGGACTATCTGATTGAGTTGTTTGTGTTCTGTTACTTCTTAATTGTGCTTCAAGGACATCGGATATTCCATATATACCATTTGGATTTGATGTAGCACTCGTGCCATCACCACTTGATCTAAAAAAATCGTACTCTGCTTGACCTTCAATTAGATCTAAATCAAGTTCATCTATTTCCCAATAGTGAATACCTCTGTTACCCCACTCTTGAAATAAGATATTAAGAGATCTTCTAGCTGACTTCATTTGATAGCCAGCCACAGAATTTAATCCTATACGTTCAAAAGCATCTTCTATTATTTCATCAATAGCAAATGTTTTATCGAACGTTGCTGTTCCCGAAGTAGTATTAGCCATTTAAACTCCTACGATTCGTAAACTTTAATCCATTCACAAACAATTGTTCCTGTATCTCCTGAAGCGCAAGCTGGTAAAACTACATTTACATCTCCTGTAAAGTTCGTAGCTTCGGTGTTTTTTAATCCACCAAAAGATGAATAATCATATTCCATTTCACCTGCTAAAGTTTGAAATACCACATCTGTGTCAGCGTCCCATTGCATTCTAATTGCATCTGCTGGTGCTGTTACAGAAACGTTAAAACTAACTTTATTTAGTCTTACAGTTTTGCAAGTTTTACCATTGTTTGATCCTAGGGCTGAAACATCAACTATTTTAGTTGTGCTTCCTGTAGAATCAGAAACCACATTATAGTGAGTAATTAGTTTTTTTGCTCCATCAAATACAGTTGTATTTAATACTGTGTCTGCCATGTGTTGTCCTCCTTTTAAAGAGCG